TGATCTATTCAACATTAGATATCAGATTGCGCTGAACGATCTTTATACACTTACGTCAGTCTCTATGGTTCCGTACTATATGACTATGGAACATCTTGCTTTAATTTCTGAACTTCTAGTAGGTCAACAGCCAATCCGATTTACTCGTCATAAAAATCGAGTCTACATTGATATGGAATGGAATCTTAAGATTAGAGCTGGTGAATATTTGCTCATCGAAGCATATGAGGTTATTGATCCCACAGTTTGGACTGATGTTTGGGCTGACCGTTGGTTACAAAACTATGTAACAGCAAAGATCAAATATCAGTGGGGCTCGAATCTCACCAAATTTACCGGCATGTCTCTTCCTGGTGGTGTTCAGTTCAACGGTGAGCGAATCCTTTCAGATGCTCAACAAGAAATTGAAAAGATGGAGCGCGAGATGATTAGCAGTTACAGTTTGCCTGTTACTGATATGATCGGGTGAAAATATACTTTCTTATAAATAGATCAAAGGAGATCTATTATGAAGTATGGTTTTATTTACATCTGGAGAGACAGAAAGCATAAAAGATATTATATTGGTGCACATTGGGGAACTGAAGACGATGGCTATGTTTGTTCATCAAGATGGATGCTTCAAGCATATAATAAAAGACCACAAGATTTCAAGCGAAGAATCTTAACAAAAATTTATACTAATAAAACTGATATGTTTGATCAAGAACAATATTGGTTTTCGATGATAAAGTCAAATGAATTAAAGATAAAATATTACAATATTAATCTAAAATGGGAACATTGGATCTATGATGAATATAAAGAAAAAACAGTTAGAGAAAAAATTAGTATAAAAACTAAAGAAGCTATGCAAAGACTCGAAATAAAACAAAAATATCAAGAAGGTCTAAAATCGAGAGACAACCGTAGTTCAGATATTGAAGTTAGAGAAAAACGTAGACAATCAATGATTAAAACTATGGCAGAAAAATTTCCTGAAGAAGATAGAAAAAAATATTTACCAAATGATAGTCAGGAATATAGAAATCTTTTATCAGAAAAATCTAAACAATTATGGTCTAATCGTACTGAAGAACAACTATTAGATATTGGTTCTAAAATATCTGCTTCACTCAAAGGTAAGCAGAACAGATTGGGACATAAAAACACACCAGAACATACTGCTAAAATAGCTGAATCAAATAAAGAAAGAGCTAAACGTAAAATGGAATCTTATCGGCTATTGATTGAACAAACATTACATATGACTGCTGTTGATGCATCTAAAATAGTTGGTATTGGTAGACAAATTATTAATAAATATAGAAAAGAATTAGGATATATTTAATCATGCCAAGTGTCTATTTTGACAACTTTAATAATTATGCTGAACAAGATCTCATTGAATCATTAATCAATGAGAGTCTTTCGATTTATGGCCACACCGTCTATTATCTCCCAAGAACATTAATCAAGAAAGACGATATTTACGGCGAGGATACTCTATCCAAATATGCTGATGCATTTGAGTTTGATGTCTACATTAAGTCATATGACTCATATGAAGGCGACGGAACTTTCTTGTCTAAATTTAATCTAGAGATTAGAGATTCAGTGACATTCACAATTGCAAGAAGAACATTCGGCAAAGAAGTGAGTATTCAAATACCAGGCATTCAAAGACCTCGTGAAGGCGACTTGATTTACTCAACAATGATGAAGCGACTATTTGTCATTAAATATGTCAACCAAACTGCAATCTTCTATCAGATGGGTAGTCTTCAACTATGGGATGTTGCTTGCGATGTTTGGGAATACTCTAATGAAGTGTTTAATACTGGTGTCTACGAGATAGACTCAATAGAAACAAAATATTCAGTTGCTAATGTTTCAAACACTACAATATATGAAACTGCTATGAGTGATGTATTTGCAACAAATATGGAATTTCAAGAGGAAGGTATTGGTCTTCTAGATTGGACTGATATTGATCCATTTTCAGATGGATCCGTATAATGTTTGGTTCTCCATTTGGTCATAACACACTCCGCAAGTATGTTATCTACTTCGGAACATTATTCAATAACATTTATCTTAATAGATATAATACTGATGGCCTTACGCTTATTCAGACTAGTAAGGTTCCACTAAATTACGGACCTCGTGATAAATTTCTTGCCAGGTTAGATGGAAATCCAGATCTGAATCGTAAGATTGCAATTCAACTTCCAAGAATGACATACGAAATGACAGGTCTTTATTATGATCCATCTCGTAGAATGCCTATAATGAATAAAATTTCGGTTGCTGAAGCACCTAGAGATAAAGTATCACAGTATTCTCCAGTACCATACAATATTTCCTTTACACTTTCAATTCTAGTGAAAAATGTAATGGATGGAACATACATAGTTGAACAGATTCTTCCATATTTTGGTCCTACGTGGCAAGCAACACTTAATTTAAATCCAGATCTAAATCTTACATATGATGTTCCAATCACGCTAGATAGTGTCACACAAGAAGACACTTACGAAGGCGCATTTACTGAACGCAGAGCTATTATCTGGACACTAAACTTTACAATGAAAGGTTGGTTATTCGGACCTACAAGTTCTACTGATTCAGGTATCATCAGAGATATTAATGTAAACTTCAATACAAATAAGTTTGGTTCCAACACTCAACCGTCAGAACTTCTAAGAATTACCCCTGGTCAAGATTCAAACGGAAATGTAATTTCACTGCCACCAAAGCTTTATTCATATGGTATCACAGCGGCAAATAGTGCTTTTTATGTAACTGAAAAACTTGAATCTATTTCCAATACAAAAAATTATGCATATATTCGAACTGCTAATTCTTCATATATTACAGCATATAATGTTGGTGGTACTTTGAATGTTGGCTCAAGAGTCAGAGGTTCTGTAACAGGGCTCAATGCAAATATTACGTCTGTTAGTACAAATCCTGTACCTCAACTTCCTGATGATGTCAATGAATCATTAAATTATGGCTTTATTATAGATCTAATGGAAAATGACCCATGAGCAAAAAATTAGAAGATAGTTTGGGTCTCAACCCACTTCCAATGCTAGTCAATGAACGTGATTACATGCCAGAAGTAGCAAAAGACCAACAGGCTGAAGCAGACGTAGATCAAGTCCGAGAGAATCTTTATAAAGCGGTTGATGCTGCACAGCAAGCAGTCCAAGACATGATTCTTATTGCTCAACAGTCTCAACATCCCAAAGCTTATGAAGCTTTAAATGCAATCATCAAAACTTATGCTGATGTAAGTATGGGTTTGGCAGATCTACATATGAAAAAGCAGCGCATCAATGGTAATCAACAAAAGCCAGAGGATGCAGGACCAAATGTAACTAATAATCTATTTGTCGGAAGTACCGCAGAGCTTACAAAATTATTGGATGAGCTTAGAGGCAATAAAGCGTGAATTCAGAATACGAAATAGATAGGGGTTATAATGGTAATCCACTTTTAAAGAAATCCAGAAAAGCAATTAATTGGACTCCTGATATGATTCAGGAGTATTTAAAGTGTGTTGAAGATCCTGTCTATTTCGCTGAAAAGTATATTCAGATTGTTCACGTTGACCATGGTTTGATTCCTATCAAACTCTATGATTATCAAAAAGAGATCATAGAGAAAATAACAAACAATAGAAGAGTAGCAGTCTGTACAAGTAGACAGGCGGGTAAGACAACTACTGCGGCTGCTGTTATTCTTCATTACATCATTTTCAATAATCACAAGACAGTCGCACTACTTGCTAACAAAGGTGATGCGGCTAGAGAAATTCTAGATCGTATCAAGATCTCATATGAAGGTCTTCCGCCTTGGCTTCAGCAGGGTGTTGTGTCCTGGAACAAAGGCTCGATTGAACTTGAAAACGGCTGTAAGATTATTGCGGCTGCTACTTCATCTTCCGCTATTCGTGGTAAGTCTATCTCACTTCTATACATCGACGAAACCGCATTCGTTGACAACTGGGATGAGTTCTTTGCTTCGGTTTTCCCAACCATTTCGTCTGGTGAAACTACCAAGATTCTATTCACTTCCACACCAAACGGTTTGAATCATTTCTATAAAACATGCATGGGTGCTCAAGAAGGTACCAACGGTTATCAGTATGTAGAAGTTCCATGGCAGAGAGTGCCAGGTCGAGGTGAAGAATGGAGACGTGAAACTCTTGCTTCCATGGACTTTGACCACGAGAAATTTGCTCAGGAGTTTGAGTGTGCATGGCTTGGATCATCTGGTACACTTATCTCTGGTGCTGTTCTAAAATCACTTGTGGCAAAGACACCTTTGATTGCAAGAGATGGTCTGAAAGTATATGAAGAGAAGCAAGGTAATCATCAGTATGTCATTGTGTGTGACGTATCCAGAGGTAAAGGACTTGACTACTCTGCATTCCAGGTGATCGACATTACTCAGATGCCGTATAATCAAGTCTGTACGTACAAGAACAATATGGTCACTCCATTGGACTATGCCGGGACTATTTTTCATGTATCCAAACTTTACAATTCGGCATCAATCCTAGTCGAAATTAATGACACTGGCGGGCAGGTTGCGGATGCACTTTACTTTGACTACGAATGTGAAAGTGTAATCCAGACAGAAAACGCAGGAGCTAGAGGTAAACGAATTTCATCTGGTTTTTCTAAAACAACTACAAGTGACCGCGGTGTTAGAACAACCAAGACGGTAAAATCCATTGGATGCTCGATGCTTAAATTGCTCATTGAACAGCGTCAGTTAATCATCAATGATCACGATACAATTTTTGAACTTTCTAGATTCTCTAGAAAAGGAACATCATACGAAGCAGAATCAGGTTGTCATGATGACTTGGTTATGGGTTTGGTTCTATTTGGATGGATGTCCGATCAACAGTATTTCAAAGATCTCACTGACATTAACACACTGATGAAACTCAGAGATCGAACAGATGAGGAATTGGAACGCGATCTTCTACCTACAGGCTTTAAAGAAGATGGGCGCCCCGAGAATGAAATTATAGATTTAGTAGAAAATCCAAACCCAGAGTTTATGTTCTTCTAGTCCTTAGTTTTTATAAATACAACATAAGAAAAATAACAAACTCTTCTAAGGAGATTTATAAATGGCAGTACAAAATTTTGGATCGGGTGGAGGTGGATTTCAGCTTAGCCCAGGTGTTAATGTTTCTGAAGTTGATCTTACCACAGCAGTTCCAGCAGTTGATACTACATCTGGTGCTATCGCAGGTGTTTTTAACTGGGGACCAGCAGGACAGAGAGTTCTTATTACTTCTGAAAATGAACTAGCAAAGGTATTTGGTAAACCAACCAATAATAACCCAGAAACTTGGTTTACATCTTCAAGTTTTCTTTCATATTCCAACTCTCTTTATGTAAGTAGAGCGGTAGATGAGACACAATATTCTGCTGCTGCATCAGAAATTGGTGTAAGTGCAGGTTCATCTTATACAGTTTTAAATGATGACGATTATTTATCTAAAAGAAGTGCGTTAAATACCGGACCTAATTATGTTGCAAGATATGTTGGTGAATTAGGTAATTCACTTAAAGTTTCTGTATGCTCTAGCGCAAATCAGTTTGGTTCTACTATTAATCTAAGTAGTAATACTACATATCAAACTACTTCACTTTCAGGTACCGTAACACCTACTACGCTTCCTGCAAGCGCAGGATTTGCTAATGGTGACACAGTAACAATCGGTGGTACTAATTGGTATCAACCAGCAATATTTGTTGTGAATGCTAATGCTAGTGGCGTAATTACTTCGGTTAATTCCTATGTATCTAATGGTGTATATATTGGTACTGGACCAACATTAACTAATTTGACTCCAATTTCAATTGCTAATTCAACTGGTGGTTCTAAAACTGTTACTTCGACATGTAATAATACTACATTTAGTGTAACTTTAGGAACAGATATTACACCAAACACAAGCATCTTTACTGAAGCATTTACCTTGAATGTTGGTGAATCTCGTGGTAATATTACATTTACTGGCAATGGATCACTTGAAACTCTAGGTTCAGCAATTTTTCAAGTTAGAAATAAGCTAAAAGTAGGTGATTACATTAAAGTCGGAAATACAAGAATTGGAACTCAATCTTTAAAAATTAGATCTTTTGGTGCTATTTCTGCTTCTAATGGTGCTACTTCAAATACTGGAACTATGCAGGTTAGATTTGATCAACCACTTAAATTGTCAACTCTAATTTCTAGCTCAACAATCGAGCGTTCATGGGAATATTTCAATCAGGTAGATCAGGCTCCAGGTAAATCAACTTATGTAGATGTTAATGGTAACAATGCATTACAGGTTAGTGACACATCTGCACAGAATGATGAAGTACACGTTGTAATAGTTGACGAAGGTGGCAAAATCACAGGTAACCCAGGTTCTGTTCTTGAAGTATATAAAGGTCTATCAAGAGCTACTGATTCTAAACTTTCAGACGGAACTACAAACTACTATAAGGATGTAATCAATAATAGTTCAGCTTATGTGTGGGTTGGTGCTGATCAAATCGGAGCCGAATCTAATACTGCACTAAATGTACAGTCTTCAGCAATTGCACTTCCTTTAAGTCTAAACTTCACTGGTAGTACCGATACTAACGAAGATCAAATTGATTTTAGTAATATTGCAAGAGCTTATGATCAATTTACATCTCCAGATGATATAGATATTTCACTAATTATGACTGGTAAATCTAGAGGTGGTGTACTCGGTTCACAAGCAGCTAATTATCTAATTGATAATCTTGCTGAAGTCCGCAAAGACTGTATGGTTTTTGTATCTCCTCCACGAAACGTAGTGGTCACTACTAATAGTGACATAGCTACTAATATTGTTGATTTTGCAACACAAGTTAGACAATCTTCATATGCTGTTCTTGACTCTGGTTATAAGTATATGTACGATAAGTACAATGACTTATATAGATACATTCCTTTAAACGGTGATGTTGCTGGTGTATGTGCTCGTACAGACAAGACAAGAGATCCTTGGTTTTCTCCTGCAGGCACAACAAGAGGTGTAGTCAAGAATGCAATTAAACTTGCTTACAATCCTAACTTGGCACAAAGAGATTTACTATATAAGAATTCTATCAATCCAGTAGTTAATCTTTCTGGACAGGGACCAATTCTTTATGGTGATAAAACCAATCTCAAGAAAACATCGGCATTTGACAGAATCAATGTTCGTCGTCTATTTATTGTTCTTGAAAAGGCAATTTCAAATGCTTCTAAATCTCTGCTATTTGAATTCAACGATGAATTTACAAGAGCTCAATTCAGCAATCTAATTGAACCTTATCTACGTGATGTCCAAGGACGTCGTGGTATTTATGACTTCAAGGTTGTGTGTGATGAGTCTAACAACACTGCAGAAGTTATTGATTCAAATAGATTTATTGGTGATATCTATATCAAGCCTGCTAGATCAATTAACTACATTCAGCTCAATTTTGTTGCAGTTCGTAGCGGTGTTCAATTCTCTGAAATTACAAGCTAAGCTGCTAATAAATAAGATATAGAATAAGGAGACTAATAAATGACCTTTAGAATTAATGACATTACAGGTGCACTTAGATTTGGTGGGGCTCGCCCCACCTTATTTAAGGTAGACCTCACAAGTCCATTCGATTCAGATTTACAAGCAATCGCATCATTTATGATTCAGGCTACTTCACTTCCATCATCTACAATCGCACCAATTGAAGTTCCATATTGGGGTAGAAAAATTAAAGTTGCTGGTAATAGAACTTTTGATGATTGGTCAGTTCAGGTAATGAATGATGAAGACTTTAGAGTTCGTCATGCTCTTGAAACATGGCACAATAGAATTAATTCTTTAAATGAAAACTTAAATACTGCTGGAGATTCTCCTGCAAATTATAAGGTTCCAGCTAAAGTTTTTCAATATTCCAAAACTGGACGAATTATAAGAACTTATAGATTTAATGGTTTATTTCCGACACAAATCGGACCTATCGAATTAAACTGGGATTCTACAAATCAGATTGAAGTATTTTCGGTTAATTTTTCATATGATTTTTATGATGTTGTCAATCCTGGTGATACTGGTACATTGGGTTAAGTTTATTCTAACTAAAGTGGTTATATTATAATGGAATTGTTTGGTTTTGAATTAAAGAGAAAGAACCCGGAACCCATCTCATTCGCACCAAAAACGAGTGATGATGGGGCCGTGATTGTTGCGGAAGGTGGTGTTTACGGTACTTATGTAGATTTGGACGGTTCAATAAGAACTGAAGCCGAATTAGTTAATAAGTACCGTGAAATGTCTTATCATCCGGAAATCGACAGAGCGGTAGATGACATCGTAAATGAGGTTATTACACAAGAACCTGAGTCTGAACCTGTTGAGTTAATTCTAGATGATACGGAATTATCAGATCGAATCAAAGGTCTTTTTATTGATGAATTTAGAAATGTTCTAAAACTTCTTGAGTTTAATTCTCAGGGTTACGAGATCTTCAAGCGCTGGTATGTCGATGGAAGATTATACTACCATGCTATTCTAGATGAAAAACAACCCAAAGCTGGTATTATTGAACTTCGTTATATTGACCCACGAAAGATTCGTAAGGTCAGAGAAGTAAAGCGTAAAAAATTAGCCGACAACGTTCCAACAAATCAGACCAGTAAAGAATATTATATCTTTAATGATAAGGGTTTTGCTAAGTCGGCGGGCAATTCATCTTCGATTCCTAATAATAGCATCGGTGGTATCAAGATTGCTAGAGACTCGATTATTCATAATACATCAGGTCTTACATCAATCAACGGTGATCTAGTACAATCGTATCTCCATAAAGCTATTAAACCTCTCAACCAGCTTCGTTCCATGGAAGACTCGCTGGTCATTTATCGTATCAGTAGAGCACCTGAACGTCGTATTTTCTACATCGACGTTGGTAACCTACCAAAGATGAAAGCGGAACAATACCTTCGTGATCAGATGACTCGCTTTAAAAACAAGCTTGTATATGACTCGAGTACTGGTGAAGTTCGCGATGATCGTAAGTTCATGACAATGCTTGAGGATTTCTGGTTGCCTCGCCGTGAAGGTAGAGGGACTGAAATCACAACACTACCTGGCGGGCAAAATTTAGGACAAATTGAAGATATTATTTACTTCCAAAGGAAATTATATCAAGCTCTAAATGTTCCAATTTCAAGACTTGACACAGAAACACAATTTGGATTTGGTAGATCCAACGAAATTACTCGTGATGAAGTAAAGTTTTCTAAGTTTATCAATAGACTAAGGAACAGATTCTCAAACCTATTCACTAAGATTCTTGAAAAGCAATTAGTACTCAAAGGTATTATCACATTTGAGGAATGGGAACTACTTAAGAATCAGATTCGTTATAAATTCTCTCAAGACAATTATTATGCTGAACTCAAGGAAACAGAAATCCTTAGAGATCGCATCACAATGCTTAGAGATATTGATGATTATGCCGGCAAGTACTATTCACATGAATGGGTTCGCCGTCACGTTCTTCGTCAGACCGATGAAGAAATGCAAGAAATTGATAAGCAGATTGTCAAAGAGATTAACAACCCACAATATTCACCTCAAATGCCAGAACAACAAGCACCAGCTGAAGAGCAACAACCTGAACCTACAGATTCTCAGGAAACAAGTGGTGATGGCGCTCAGGCACCAGGCTAAAGTTTAATAAATAGAATATCAAATAAAAGGAATAAGTTATGCCAGATACAACCGATTTACTTGGTCTAGCCATTGATAAGAATCCTGTAGATTTTGCTGATACATTTGATGCTATTCTGCGAGATAAGGCTATTACTGCTCTTGAAAACAAGAAGATTGAACTTGCTCAGAGCATTTATGGTGATCCAGAAGATACCGACGATTTAGATCTTGATGATGTCGACTTTGATGAAGACGATCTTGATGATCTCGACTTAGATCTCGATGATTTAGATCTTGATGATTTAGACTTAGGCTCCGACGAAGATGAGGGATCAGATGAAGACGCTTAAAGAATTATTTGAAATCTACCGCCCTAAAGCTAAAGGCGAACAAGATTTTGTCGACAAACATGTAGTCATTAAGAATAAAGATCGTAATGGAAACGACGATGACGTGTTTAACGGTAAGACCAAACCAGTCAATCGCAAGAAGAACCGTCAAGGTTATGATGCGGGAGACGATGAGAAGGTTTATGAAGAGCTCGTTGCTGCGTACGCTGAAAAGTACGACATGACAATCGAAGAAGTTGAGAGCATCATCTATGAGCTCATCGCTGAAGAAGTTGAAGATCTTGATGAAGTATCCAATCAAAAATTACTTAATTTAGCCCGAGCTGCAGCTTCTCGGGTAAAACGTCGTTCTACTAAATCCGCCTATAAAAACAATCTCAAGCGCGAAAGAAGCAGAAGAACAAATAATCAATATAATGTAAATTATCAGACCGAAGAAGTTGAAGAACTCGATGAGCTTTCAAAAGCTCTCTTACGCCGAACCGGTGGTAGAATGCTACGTAAAGGATTAGGCGACGGTCCAAGAGCAAAACAGCATATGAAGTCTGCAAATCTTGCATCTGCAAAGCTGTATCCAGATCAGCATAAGAATTCTCTGATTAAAGCAAGAGTCAATGCTACTAATGAAGAAGTGGAAGATCTTGATGAGCTTTCAACTAAGACTCTTACTGATTATATTCCTAGAGCCGCTACTAATATGGCTACAGCAAGTTCTAATTATACAAAACATGATATGAAGTCTAGACCTCAAAATACTATTGCAGGTAGATTAAGTGCTGGTGCTGAACAAGAGAGATATCATGGAAAGATGGCAGATAAAAATCTAAGAACAGTAACTAATAGATCTACAGGAATTAGCCGCGCCGCTGCAAAGCTTGCCAAAGAAGAAGTTGAGCTTGATGAGGGTCTAGGTACTTGGTCACACGAAAAACTTAAATCATTTGCTAATGTTCCTCACGGTAGGTATTCACCAAAAGAAATTTCTAATGAAATCCAACGTAGAAAGAGAAACGGTGAATATAATGCAAATTATCAGACTGAAGAAATAGAAGATCTTGATGAAGCTGGGTTTGTTGTTTCACCACTCGCCGGGAAGGCAATCGGTCAATTAGCTGTTTTGGCTACACAACACCCTGCAGCTGCCGCTGGTATAGCTGCTACTGGTGCTGCTGCTTATGGACTCAAAAAAGCAAAAGACTATTTCGATGATAAAAAAGCTATTAAGTCTCGTAGAGAGAAATTATCATCTGAAATAGGAAATAAGTCAAACCAGTGGCTACACTCTAATAAAAAAGATAGACATATTGGTGATATTGTTCATCAAGAACTCGAAAAACGAAAATCTGTCAAAGAAGAAGTAGAAGAGCTTGATGAGATTTCAAAACTAGCATTAGGACGTTATATTAAGGCTGCATCACATGATGTTGCTACTCGTGCTTCTGCAACTGCACGTTATGCCGAAAAGGAAGATCAGGCACGAAAAGCAGGTGATATTGATTCTGCTCGTGAAAATAGCAAGATCGCAGATAAGGCATTTAATAAGGGTTGGAAACGCCGCCAGCACATCGCCAAGGCAGTTGATAGACTTACCAAGGAAGATGTAATCAACCGTGCTATTGAAAAGTATATAATCAGTGAAGCAGATCTTCCAACTCCAACTGAACGTCTACTCGCAAAGCTTGATGGTCTTTCTGAATCTCATATTGACACACTTATAACCATATTTGAAGGTCTCAATGAAGATAATCAAATGAAGATGTTATATACAGCCGAATCACATGAAGGTATTTTAAGTCTTCTTGATTTCGCAATCCAGAATAAGGGAGCTTAAATATGGCTATTGCACTCCCCGCTGGCGCTAGAATGATTGCAAATAGAAAGAACGTTTCTGCTACACTGCACTTTACCGCTAATGCTACTATTATTATTTCAGGTAACAATTCAGTGAGTCATCTTGCTATTGGAGATGAAGTTCTTACTGGAGCATCTATTACACAAGTATGGCATGGTAGTCCTGCGCAGTGGTCTGTAAAGCGTGGTGCTAATACAGTAGGTGTCTTTGATTCTACTTCTTACGTTGATTTTGCTGGTAATGGCAATGCTATTAATCTAGACTCTGCTGCAACATTAGTTGTTTCTTTAGATTCTTCTACAGCAAATGGTTATCTTATGATTGAACTACAAAAGATCGGTCCGTTTGCACCTGATGCATATTTCCAAACATAAGAGGGTAACATGAAGCTTATTACAGAAATTTTCGAAGATGTTCAATACGTCACTGAAGCAAAAGAAGATGGTGGGAAGAACTTCTATATTGAAGGTATTTTCCTACAGTCCGCAATTAAAAATCGTAACGGCCGCATGTACCCAGAACATGTAATGGACAAAGAAGTTGCTCGTTACATGAAAGAAGCAGTTGAAACTAAGACTGCAATGGGTGAACTTGGGCATCCAAATGGACCACAAATCAATTTAGATCGTGTTTCACACCGTATCGTTTCACTTCGTAAGGAAGGCACCGATTATATTGGTAAGGCTATGATTACTAATACTCCAATGGGTAATATTGCCAAAGGTATTATGGAATCAGGTGCTAGACTTGGTGTGTCTTCACGTGGTATGGGTTCACTAAAACTTAATAAAGAAGGTGTCAACGAGGTTCAAGATGATTTCAGACTCGCTACTGCTGCTGATATTGTGGCAGATCCTTCTGCTCCAAATGCTTGGGTAAATGGTATTATGGAAAACTGTGACTGGGTTTATGATGACCGTCTAGGTTGGAAAGCA